GCTTCTGTGATGACATTCGGATTTTTATACCTGGAGTTTCATACATTACGATGATAACAGAAGTTTGTTATCGGTGTTAGAAATGTACGGAAGAAGGTACTACAGACGCAGGACTTATGGATACAGGCGCGGTGGCTACGGATACAGGCGCAGGAGATACTGATATGGCAGTTCCCGTTCTCGGCATTCTTATGGGTGTTTCGAGCGGTGCTTCTTCGCTCGGTTCGCTCTACTCGGCTCGTGCTAATGCTGCTTCGTATCAGTATACCGCAGCTAAGTTCGCGGAGAACAACCGTTACTGGGCAGATTATAAGAAAAACACTGGTATCACCCCTAAGTATCCCTATCGTGCTGGTGCTGTCAACGATGTAGGTCAACTCTACGGTCGTCAGGCTGGTATCGCTAAGGGTGTTGCTGGTGTAGCAAAAGGTGCCGTTCAGGGTTCGAGAAAGGTCAACGATTTCTATTGGATGTGGTGATTTTGGCAACAAATTATGCAAGTGCTAGTTATCAAGAGATTCTTGATGTCAATACCGTTAAGGGTAATGTGACCGTCATTGGGATTCATACTCCTACTGGCAGTACTCCTGTTCGTAGGCTTAGTGGCTTTTTCGACCAGTTCAGGAAGTTCAGGTACAAGGGTTGCAGCGTTCAGGTTGTTCCTGCCGCTACTCTCCCTGCTGATCCTCTCCAGGTCGGATTTGAAGCTGGCGAGAATACTATCGATATGAGGGACATGCTCAATCCCATTCTTTTCCACGGTACTCATGGTGAATCTCTACAGATTGCTTGGAACAATATTTTTGTCAACCCTAATAGGTACGACGGTGGTGCTGATACTGCTTCGTATTCTTCGGGTGCTGGTGTCGATGCGTCGGATTTAACTTTCGGCAATGTCACCAACAGTCCTGTTGAAACTCAGTACTATCAGGCCATTACTGACCGTTCTTGGAGAAAATTCGGGATTCAGAGTACCTTTAAGCTTCCTTTCATGAGTCCTCGTGTCTGGAAGGCTTCGACTCTCTACCCTATTATCCCTAACAGCCTTCAGGCTAATGGTTCGATGAATACTGGTAATACTACTCTCCCTGAGGGATTTCTTCCTCCTGGAACCTACTTCGATAATTACGATGGTCGCGGTCTGACCATGCCTATCGATGCGGACCAACATGTTCTTGACCAGAAGTGGATGTCCAGCGGTACTACCCCTCTCGGATGGCTGCCTACTGTCACTATGCCTAGGGTTGATCCTAATAATGGTACTTCGGTCGTTATGGCTCCTCGGACTGTGCTTCCTAAGATATTTATGGGAATCCTCGTGCTTCCTCCCAGTTATCTTCAGGAGCTGTATTTCAGGGTCATTATCACCCACTACTATGAGTTTAAGGGATTCACCGCAAGTCTTGCTCCTGCTTCTGTGATGCCTGACAATAAGGGTACCTACGAGAACGCGGTTAAACAGACTGGTACTAAGGCTGCGTCTCCCGAAGAGGTTGAGGATACTACTCTTGAATCGCCTACTGCGAATGTCGTTCGTATCTCGGATGGGGTGTTTTGACTGTTGGTGAGTCTCGCCATAATTTTCGCTATTACCGCGATTGGTCTTTCCTTGTCAATTCGCTATAAGAAACAAGACTGACCTAAACTACCCGTCCTGTCCTCGTAAGGTCAGGTTGGGGTCTTAGGGGGGGTGACCCCCCCTGATTTCTATGTACCTCCCTTACCCCCCTAAAGGGGGGTAAAGTCGGCCCCTAGTGTTACGATAAGGGCCGACCCCGCCGCCCTCCGCCCTCGGAATACGCATATGCGCCACCTATCCGCCGATAGTTTGTCGAGCTTTGGTTGTGTGTTCGTGAGAACGAGTACCTTGACCCCGCGGATGTTGATGCACTGCGCATGGTACCGTGTGTCGTAGACTAGGCCGTCCTTGATGCTCTCTATCGCTACGTATAGCTGCTCGGACCATTTCCATGACCTTGGTATATCGATGATCACGTATGGTCTCCATCCCCCCGATTGATAGCATGATGCTACCCATTGCACCATCGCTTTCACCGAATCTACCGTCGGAGGTACGTAGTATGCTAAGCCGCGTTCCCATAATGCCCCCGTAAGCCACGATTTACCGACGTTGCCGCCTTCGTCGTACCAAACTAGCACTTCACGGTCGTTCGTCGCTTCTAGAGCCTCTAAGGCCCTAATCTGATTGGGTCTCATCTTCCCGAACCGCTGCTTCAAAATTTCAACTCTGTCTGTATACAGCACGTATTTCCCTTCCTTGGTTTCGTAACGTGACTCATCCACTCCTCTCTCGGCTTTTTCGACGTGTGCTGTTGGTATGTACAGCTTGCACCACTCGAAGAATCCTGTGTTGCTGCTTTCGATTCTGATTTGCCAATGCTCGTATCCATTTTTCCCCTTCTCCTTCGCTATTATCCATTTTTTGCAGTCGTTCTTGTCTATCATAATACGTATCGCGCGTTTACTTACGTTTGCGCGAGGTGCTGTGATCATCCACGCTTGAACCAT